TGCGAGTGCAAAGTAAGCCGCTCCATCTTCGTAGTTATCTAGCTTGAATGTACCCTGCTGACTACGAACCATTTTCAAGATTGACATGAACATCCAGCCCTGCTCCTCAGTCATCTCAATACCTGTCAATGAAGTGAAGGTGCTCACAGTGCGGCCCATGCTCCGCTCACCATCAGGTGAGTCGTATGTCGATGCACGATTCGAGAGATGTTCAGCGGCATTTTTGAGGCACTTATGGGCATGTACTTCGACAACTTCTGGTGAGTCGTTAACGAGTACGTTGTTCTCAACATTGATTAAGTCTTCTATCGCCTTACTCTGCATGACATTTCCTCATTCATTTATGTCCTTATAGAGTAACATTTAATGAACAATATGTAACCATTAGAATGATGACAACATGAATAAATCATTTTAGTTATAAGTCTCTCGCGCAGCCCAGCGCAGCGAGATGACAAACAGCCAGAGGAAGTGTGCCTTTAGGTGTGTGCCTTCCACGAATACGCGCACTGCGCGGATGGTAAGCAGCCAGATACAGGAGGTTAGGTGTCTTCGTATTCTCTACCCCAGCAAGGGGTGCAGACGTATTGATTCTTAGGTCGAGACTTCTCGCACTTGCAGCGGATACAGGGTCTGTTCCACATCTTGATAGGGTTCTCGTTGATCGCAACGTACTTGGCTCCCTCAAATGTTTGGAGTCCTTCTCTGTGCAATAGTCGCTTCAACGTGTCTACGCAACAGTCGGCTCTGAAAGCCAGTTGCTTGTGCGTGTAGTCATTATGGTTTTCTCTCAACCATTCCATAAATCTTCTTGGGACTATAACTTTCTTGGGCATACACACCACTCCTAAGTCATTCACTTAGGATCTCATGGTACATAAATGTATCATCGTTGTAACCATATATATGATTTAATATTTTGACTTTGGAGGTCATCCGTGCTACCCTATTTTTAGTTTTTAAAGTAACCAAGACACAGGCAACACTTCTCATATCTTCCTGCTTTCGTTTCACTTCGCAGAGATATTCGTTTACAGGATTCGAGAGTTCTTCCAAAGCAAGTTCTCCTTAACCATCTTGAAAACTAAAAATTTACAATCGCAAATTAATTAATGAACACAGATAAAAAACTCAGCAAAGAAGAGAAGCGTCAGTCCAATCGAGAAAAGTTTGCGTGGGCAACTGAGGGGTTTGATAATTTAAACAAAGCCTTTGGGCCACTGAAAGTAATTAAGATGATAGATGATGAGGGTAACGTCACCCATTCAAAGTAGTTTCCTTTATGCTCCTAGTCCACTGGTGCTAGCCAGTTTTAACCAGCGTCCTCTCCTTCGCTGGTTTTTTTTGAGCTAAGAAATGTCCTGCAAATATCCATACGCTTTATGAAGATGATCCTTAATCAGTTGGTCATGGCATTCTTCCATCGTGTCGTCAATGAGTGCGGCAGTGGAGTCGATGTCACCGCTCTTGAGTAATGACATAATCTCACGCAAGGGTTCGCCCATAACGTCAGACATGGCGTTGTCGATAGCCACACCTATGTTTGTTCTAGCTAGTGCAATTGAGTTTGTTTTGTAGAGATGCATAATGAATGTCCATGTTTACGGAGGCATTCATTATGAGTAGATTGACTGATAACTTTCGTCCGTTACTCGTAAAAAATATGGACTCCAATCTTACCTACGATAGGACGAACCTTCGCCCATGATGGGTAAACGTATTCAGCATGATAGTGGATAGCTTTTCCCACTGAACCCTTAGTTCTACCAAGCAACACACCTTCAGCCACTTGTTTAGATAACTCCCAAGCAGCTAAATTTGTAGGGACATCAGAGAGTCCATCACAGTGCCAGCTAAATTGACATTTGTGTTTCAAGGGATAGCCATTCCAGTACACTCCATCCTTCACCACCCCACATACAGTGTCAGGGTATCTGGGTGACTCCACTCTATTCATGACCACCTCGGAGACAGCTATCATCTCAGCTATACCTTGGCTCCTCGTCTCGAAATAAACATTGAGTGCAAGACAAAACGCAGCTTCAATCATTCGCCCACCCACTCACGGATTGTCCGTATCGGTCTATGTAAAGAGTCAGCAATATTCTCCAGTGTACGATTGTTCTCGTAGTACCACTCAGCCTTTTGCTTGGGAGATTTTGAGGTCACAACGATTGAGTTGTCGTGCTCGTCTCGTGCAAATCCAACGTACATCACACGCTCCATTAGGTCAGACCACTCTCTAACCTTTCCGTATCTAAGCTCCATCACGACAGTCATAGTTGCGTTACGAGGTATCTGCTGACGGAACCTTTGGAAGACACAGTTGCCTCCCTCCCTCTCCGCTACATCTGGAGCAAACAGTCCAGCGTTTTGATGAGCAGTAGACTTATCTTCGTACACCTGAGTGACGCGCATCTGAGTCTCTACCACTGTCAGTTGGTTGGTACTCCCTGCTTCACGACCAAGCCCAGATTCAGATGGCTTGTTGCTATGGTGTAGCCAGATGACAGCAAAACCAGCGTTACGCAGCTTGAGTAAGATGCTATTCATTCTGGCCCAGCTCTCAGCCTTACTCTCTTCAAGTCCAGAGAAAGCAGAACGAACAGTGTCGATGACTACTACGTCTGGGTTAACTTGCACCACCCATTTCTGAAACTCCATCAACCCCTTCTGATCGTTAAGGTTAATCTCTTTCTGGCTTATGAATGGAGTCCACATTTTAAACTTATCGGTTGACCCAAATGAATTACGGAAACGATTAAGCATGTTGCCGATAGTCGCCCTGCCGTTTTCCCAATCAAAGTAAAGTACATTGGCTGGCTTCTCCACCTCATACGCTCCCATGTCTCTACCTACCGCCAGATGATACATAGCGTGTTGGCAGAACATCGACTTGCCATGGCCTGAGTACCCAAAGATTTGAGTGATACTTCCCTTCCTTAACCACGGCTCTATAAGGTACTTAAAACTTGCAGCCTCTTCGATCAGCGAGTCAGCATCAGCAACAGTCAAAGGTTTGATGATGTACTCATCTTCTTTTTCATCATCAACATCTAAAGTGAACGCAACATCGGCATCCCCTTGATCACGCGGAATGTAGTTACCTTCTATGTCGAAACGCTCTGGATGATTCCGCATTTCCTTTTCGCGGATGCTATCCAAGTTCACTTTGAATTTGTGTTCTGGCAGTGGCTCTTCATAAAACTTGTCCATAAACTCACGACCAATCTTCTCCAGCTCTGCACCAACTCCATGCACCAGAACCGCATAAGATAAATACTGAAAGACCCGATCATGACAACCATGCCCACCTGTTATTGGAATCTTATTGCTATCGAATTGTCTAGCGTAGTCCTCTGTCTCTTTCCAGATGTCTCTTCGAGAATCACCTTCCATTGCCAGTGACGCAAGATCAATTGATTCAAGCCCAAGAAACTCAGACGTTGTTGCATCAACAGATGCTTGGGGCTTGATGTAGTCTTTGAAAATAGGCATGTCCTCGTGCAAGTCCATGCCCTCTGGAATTGACCAAGAGTAGCCAGATGAAGGAGGTGCTTTGACGTAGCTCCCATCTCCACGAAAATCTAATCCATTGCAATCGATCCAGTGCTTACCGCTATTGATTCCTGACCTTGGCCCACGGATGACTCCATCCATTGGATGTGCGAAGTAGTAATGCCAACCCCGTTTAGTCTTCACTTGTATAGGCGAGATGTAACCTTCCAGTTTTGCACGTTCAACAGACTCTTGATTGTCTGCATCAACAACGCACAATCCTGAGATTGCTCCAGTGATTACACCCACATCTGCATCAGGCCATGCTTCCCACCATCTCTCCAAATCCTCACATTTTGGTAGCTCTGACTGAAACTTCTTCCACTTCACTAGCGGATGTTTCTCAACAGACGATAGTGGGATAACAGACCAGCCCGACTCTAAATACTCCAATGCCCTTTCTAAATTTTCCGCACTCATACTCTTCCTTATTCTTTGTTATACGTCTTCCGCGCATTCTTCTCTTTTGTTGTTAACTCTCTATCAATCGTCCTTGGGGCCAAGCCTCTTTTTATATGACCCGTCCTTGCTATCACTTCTTTTACTTCAATAGGCTCGAAGTAAAAGTCCAACTCAATGTCAGGGAAAGCCGTCTTAATATCTTCAAGCAACTTTGAGCTAACGCTGTCGGTGTTAATCCATCTATAGAAGGAGGTGCGTGGATGGCCCGTGTATCTGGCAATTGCCGAAGGCCCACCCAGATCTCTAAACAAGCGGTGGAGATTTAATCTGTACTGAACTGACATGACTTTTTTCCTTGTTGATTAAAAAATGTGTTGATTTCGAGACAATCTTGCCATATCCTATCGATGATTACAAACACCATCAATACTATTACAAAAGAAAAGAGGTAAGAAACTATGGGAATGTTTGATTCGGAATCGAAAGATGATTCAACACATGAAACAAATTGCAAAACAGAAGTCGTTAACAGTGAGGCTCTAAGTAGAATTGAAGAACATGCATTAGATGTTGTGCTTCTTCAGCAACGCTACAAAGCTGCCAAGGAAGCCTTAGACGCAGCGACAGATGGGTTATCAATGTCATTGCCTAGTAATATGAGAGAAGTCGGTGAGCACATCGTACAGACCTCTCAGCTACGAGTGCAGACAACAGTCGCAGAGAAGATGACTTGGGATCAGGACATTATGTCTGATCTATACAAGCAAGCAGATGATTTACCTGAGTGCATGAATGTTAAATTTGCTGTCACTAAGGGACGCTACGAAAAGGCATCACAAATTGATCGAGATCGATTGGCTCATGCCTTAACTCGTTCAGCCGCGAAACCTAAATTTAAAATTGAGGCCATCTAATGTTTAAAGTTTTAAACACGACCGATGCCAATGTTCACTTCGAGAAGACGCTCTTATGTGCTCATCATGGCTTCGGAAAAACAACTCAAGCCATCCATGTTCAACGCGAATACGGCAAGACATTAATCATCTCCTTGGAGGGTGGCCTAAAATCTTTGTCGCTCGTATCAATTGATGTGATTCCTGTGACCAGTTGGGACGATGAACACAAACCAGATAAAGGCGTGTTCTCCTTTCGCGGAACTATGAGCATGATCACAACCGCAGAATTTAAAGCAATGGGATACAAGGCTATCTTCATTGACTCAGTAACTGAGTTGTCAGATCAGCTAATGTCTTTCTTAGAAGAGAAACATAAGGACAACAAAAACACGTTTGATAAGTGGGGTGATAACTCTCGCTTGATGATTGCTGCCTTGAAATGGATGCGAGATTTAGACATGCATGTTGTGTGTACCTGTCTCCTAGCCGAGGAGGAAGATGACAACGGACAGACTACCTACTGGCCCATGGTCAAGGGTGGCAAGGTGAGTAAGCAGATACCTGCATTGTTTGACCATGTGTTCTGTGGCAAACGCAAAACAGCGGAGGTTGATGGAGAGTTAAAGGTGACTCGATACTTGGTTACTGATCAGGTGCAAGGACACTATGCCAAGGCGCGTGATCCACGCAGACGTTTGCTGCCCGTGGAGAAGTGCGATGACATCACTGTGTTGTTTGCAAAAATGCAGATGGATGATGAGCAGTGGGCAAAACATAAAAGCAATATTAATAAACTGGCAAGCACTAACGCTGCCACAACGGAGAAGTAACTTATGAGCGATTGGAATGGTTTAGCAGGAATAGATTTATCAGGTATTGAAGCTGACAAGGGTGGCTCTACCCTCGCGGCTGGATCACACATCTGTCGTATAGCAGATGCTGAGATCAAGAAGACCAAGAATGGTAAGGGTCATCGCTTGGCTGTAACCCTTACATCTATGGATGGGTCAGGTCAGGTCATCGACTACATGAACATTCACAACGCTTCTGCTGAAGCGCAGGAGATTGGTCAACGTAGGCTGAAGACAATGTTAGTTAAGGCAGGTTATACCCACTCAACTCCAGATGTTGTGAAGATGAAAGGTCTGACAGTTGGTGTTCATGTAGTGCAGGGTGCTGATTGGCAAGATCAGACAGGTGAGCGCAGGAAAGGTGGTGGTGAGCCACGCCAGAACAACCCGTACTTTGCTGCTGGTGATCAACCAGCCGCTCCAGTAGGTGCGACAAGCACTGCATCTAGTGATGATAGCTTTGATGACGACATCCCCTTCTAAGTCTTAGCCATGTTAACAAGCCCCTTTATTGGGGCTTTTTTGGTACTACAATAAGAGGATAAGAGTATGGAAAAGTTTGATGGCAGTGACTATAAGCCAGAGCGAGATGACGAAAGGTTGGACAAGCAAATAGACAGAGTGAAGAAAGTTTGTAGCAGCGGAGTACCCATGACGCTATCTATGATTGCGACCTTGAGTGGTGATCCAGAAGCCAGTGTTAGCGCACAGCTTCGTCATCTAAGAAAGGAAAAGCATGGGTCTCATATAGTTGATAAGATTCATTTATCACATGGACTTTATCTATATAAGGTGACTCTCAATGACAGATCAAACGCAAGCACTTAATGTCATAACACTGATCGATGAAGCGTATGACTTGGAGACGGAGAGTAAATCTCGCAAGTACATTGGGGCCAGTGGAGTAGGCAATCCATGTGACGCTAACCTAGCGTTTTCATTGCGAGGCTTCCCTAACACTGAGCCTCCAGCATTTCTCAAGCGCATCTTTGCGATGGGACACATGATCGAAGAAGTTGTTGTCGCTGACCTTAAAAAGATTAAGGGTGCAGTGGTCATCGAGAATGATCCAGCTACTGGAGAGCAGTGGAGTTATCAGGAGTTAGGTGGACACATCAGCTCCCATACTGATGGCATGATTGAGTTGGATGGCAAGAGATACATCCTTGAGATCAAATCCATGAACAACACGAGCTTCCAAAAGTTTCTGAACAAGGGCGTGAAGATTTCACACCACAGTTACTACTGTCAGTTGATGATGTATATGGCACTGGCTGACATGAAGGAGGCATTCTTCATTGCGTACAACAAGGACAAGTCTCGCTATCATGCGGAGATTGTGGAGTTCGATCAGCTTGAGTGGAGCTATCTAAAACATCGGATAGTGACTGTGCTGGAAGGCAATGCTGCTAAGATCAGTGTTGATATAACGGATTGGAGATGTCGAGGATGCTTCAAAAGAGATGTGTGCTGGGGAGAAGTTTCAGTACCAGTTGAGGCATCAAGCTGCCACTTCGCCAAGCCCATCAAAGATGGTACTTGGTCATGTGAAAGTTGTGGTGGCACTGAGGCATGTAATGATCATGACAAGTACATGCGTTATCACCCACAGTCTCGGCTTTAAGATGATGCCTTTTGTTTAGTACGATCACCAAACCACCACGCAAAGCACATGGATGTGATTGCAATAATCTGAGCGGCTAGTTCTCGTTGAGTAATAGCATCAAAGGTAGCGGCAACATACGCAGTAAGGGCAACCATAATTACTGTGAGCAGTGGCCTAACCAATCGAAGCACATTGTTAACCCAAACGCTTGTCTCTCCAACACTACTGGCATGCTGGTATGAAGCGACTCTAACAGATTTATCTGCTGAGATATTAACAATTGCTTGCTCACTCTCAAGCTCTTC